TCAGCCCGATCCCCTCAAAGCGCTGCAGGCTGTGGCGGGCCACGGCGCTGCCATAGCCCGCCGCCAGCGGCGCGAAACGGTAATGCCGCAGCGCAGCCGCCCCCCCGGCGAGAGGCTCACCTGCTCCACCGCCTGGTTCAGCAGCACCACCACAGAGCCCTCGGGCCAGACTTCAGGCATCCGCGCCTCACTGCCCGCCTGCCCGCGCAAAAGCTGCGAGATCTGCCACTCGCCGCCGCCCAGCGGCTCGGCATGAACGAATTGCAAAACTTCCCAGCCGCCCGATGAGCCATCCCCGATGGCCAGCGCATTGGCCCCATTGAGAACCCGCGCGACGCTTTGCGAACTCAGCTCCCCCCGCGTCAGCCGCAACCGCAGCCCCGACCCGCGCTGCCACAGACCCGAGGCCGCCCGCCCCAGCGGTGTCAGCGTCACCCCCATCGTGGCAGGAACCCTCACGACATGGCGCAGACCGTAGCCCTCATCGTGATCGCTGTCCCACAGACCGGCCGGGCCGCTCCAGGGGCTGGCAGTCACCGCCACATGCGGCAGATGCGGCTCCTCATCCCCCCGCAAAAGCGGCAGATCCAGAAAGACACCCCAGACCGGAAGCTCCGGCAGCGCCGCCGGCAGCCGCCGCAAAGGCTCGGCGAAATCAGAGGGCAGATAGAGACCGGGATCCACCCGCACCGCCTCAACCGAGAGGGCCCCTGCATAGTCGGCCCGGTCAATGCGAAACCGCCCGGCCCCGCCAAAACCGATCACATCCCCCGGCCCCAGATGCAGCATTGACGGCGGCAGCGTCAGGCGCAGCAGATCCTGCGACACCTCCGCTTCCGACAGCCAGCGCTCTGCCACCGCCCGCGCCTCTGCCCGCGTCAGGGCGAGGGGCACTTCATAAAAGGCCCCGCCCGCCAGGGACCGGTCCGGCCGGGTCGCCGTCTCAGAGGCCATGGCGAAATCGCTGTCGCCGCCAAGGTAGCTCAGACGCATCTCAGCGGGCAGATCGGCATCGGGCTGTCGCACCAATTCCGGCCCTGCGCCGGTTTCCGGATCAAGGGCGATGATCTCCGGCGCGATCTCCTCCGTCAGCCGCCCGTCGCGGGGCAAAAAGACCAGACCGCCCTCCCGCTCCACGGCATCAAAGCCATAGATGAGCATCAGATCCTGCAGCGCCGCCCGCCCGCTTGCGCCCTCACTCAGCACAAAGCCCTGAACCACCTGATAAAGCCGCGAGACATCCGCCGCCACGCCCGCCCCCGCGCAGATCTCAGCCACGACAGCGGCCAGCGGCTGATGCGAGGCGCGCCCGTTCAGCCAGTGGCCGCGCGCATAGTTGTCACCATCGCTCCAGATATCACTGCGGCCCGGAAACCAGGGCCAGGGCCGCGCGTCCCAGGCCCAGACAAAGGCCCGCGACAGATCCACCATCCGCCCCGGATAGGCGCTGGCCAGCGGATTATGCGCCGGATTTCCCCAATGCGCCGCCATGGCCCGCAGATAAGCGGTCTGCATCGCCTCCTCACGCCGCCCGCCGGAAAACCGCGGCAATGCGGATTCTGAGGATTTGGGATCGAGAAAAAGGTTCGGCTGATTGCCGCCGCGATCAATCGCGGCCACGCCAAGTTCGGTGAACCAGAAGGGCTTTGAGCCCGGCACCCAGGGCGTGGGATCTGCGTTGCGCAGCCCGCCCGGTCGATCGAAATGGCGATTTTCCCACCAGGATTTCAGATCCTTACAGCGCCAGATCCAGGGCTCCCCCTCGCCATCGGTGATCGGGCTGCGCCGCCCGGCTGCGGCATCCGCTTCGCTGGCGTAATACCAGTCAAACCCTTCGCCCCCCGCCACATTCGCCGCCAGATAGGCCGGGTTCAGCGCCGAGCCCCAATGCGCATCGGCATGATCCTCCCCATCGCGCCAGTCCGAGAGCGGCATATAATTGTCGATACCGATGAAATCGCACTCCGGATCTGCCCAAAGGGGATCGAGGTGGAAATATCGCCCGCCATCGGGCGCGGTGTAGCCGCTGTATTCCGACCAGTCCGCCGCATAGGACAGCTTACAGCTGGCCCCCAGGATGGCGCGCACCTCCCCCAGAAGCACCCGCAGCGCCGCAACCATGGGAAAGCTGCCGCCCGCGCCGCGGATCTGCGTCAGCCCGCGCAGCTCAGAGCCGATGCAGAAGGCTTCAACCCCGCCCGCCGTCTGGCACAGACAGGCATAATGCAGCACAAAGCGGCGATAACCGCGATCCGCCGGATCTCCGGTGTAAATTACCCGCCCGCCGCTGATGGTGAAATCTGAGGGCTGCGCAGCGCCCATAAAGGCCGCGACCTCTGCCTCAGCCGCGCCGGTGCCGTCAGGACTGCCCTCGCGTCCCGGCGCAACCGACAGCGTGATGCGTCCGCGCCATGGCATCACCGGCTGGTCCGGCGCCCCGCTCCAGGGATCGCTCAGACCATTACCCTCCTGCTGCTCCATCAGGAGGAAGGGATAAAACATCACCGCCTGACCACGGGCGCGCAGCGCCGCAATCGCCTCGCGCACCGAGCGGTCCGAGGGTGTGCCGCCATAGACCGGACGGCCGTCTTTCAGCGCGATCCGCGCGGCTGTGCGGCGGTTGCGCCCCCCCGCCTCCCAGGGGGCACCTGCGCCATCCCAGGCATTCTGCTCGACTTTCGGCTCAATCCCGCAGTGCCCGCAGCGCAGATCCGAGCCGAACCAGCTGACCACCAGCGAGACCGCCCGACACTGCGGCAACTCCTCGCCCAGCTGCTCCAGCGAAACGGTCAGATCGCTGCGCCCGCCGGGGCTGTGCACATTGGCGGTGCCCGAACTGCCATAGCCATAGTCGTAATGCACCGGCGTGGTGGAAAGCGCATATTCTCCGCAGCCTGGAATCAGCGCCACAGCCCGCGTCAGATCTTGCACGCCCTCAGGCCCCGCTGCGGCCCTGCGCACCACCTCAAAAGAGAACTGCGGCACGCGGTTGCCAAAGGGCGCAAGATCGAGGTCTTCGATCACCACATAGGCCAGCCCGCGAAAGGCCGGAACGGCCCCTGCCCCCTCAACCGCCTCAATCTTCGGATCCGGCATCTGCGTCTCAGACCCGGTATAAACCCTCAGCGCAATGCGGTCCGGACCGATCTCTTCGCCATCTGCCCAGACCCGGCCCACGCGTAAAATCTCACCCTCGCACAGCCCCAGCGCCAGTGAGACACGATAGCTGTAGCTGTCGATCCGTGTCTGCGTCCGGCCACCGCCCCCCTTGCCGCCGCGCTGCACTTCGGTGCTGACGATCTCTTCAAAGGGCGAGGACCAGATCACATGCCCCCCCAGACGGACGCGCCCCCAGATGCGCGCCATGCTCCGGCCCTCGCCCGCCCCCGTCAGCCGGAAGCGCTCCACCCGCCCGCGCTCGACCAGCTGAGAGCCGCGCCCCGCCAGCCGCGTGTCGATCACGCGGCCCAGAACAGCCCCCGCGGCGCGCCCGATCACCGCGCCCGAAAGCCCCAGCACCGTTCCTCCAAAGCCCGAGCCGATCGCCGCCCCCGCGGCCGAGAGTACCAGCGTCGCCATTCCCGTTCCTTTCGGTAAATCCAGTCAGATCAGGCGGTAACGCCCGGTAATGCGCCGCGCCCAGGGCGCGGTCAGCGCCGATTCCACCACGCCGTGTCCGCTGTAGGCATGGATAAAACTGCCCTGCGGCCCGGCTGAGGCGCGAAAGCCAAGATGCTTGGCGATCGATCCCTCAAACATCCGAAACAAGAGCACCTCCCCCGGCAGCTCCGGGGCTTCGGGCGGCAGCGGGGTCAGATAAAGCTCCGCCGCCTCCCGCAGCACTTCGCGCCGGCCCGCTTCGGCCCAGTCGGCGCTATAGGGCGGCACAGCGCAGGGCTCCGGCCCCCGCAGGCTCCGCCAGACACCGCGCAAAAGCCCAAGACAGTCGCAGCCCACGCCGCGCTTTGACGCCTGATGCAGATAGGGCGTGCCCAGCCAGAGCCGCAGTTCCGCCAGAACCACATCGCCGCTCATATCCGCCGCCCCGGCACCGCCGTCAGCCAGTCCTCAGAGGGCAGATGCGGAAAGCCACGGTAATTCACATGATTGGCGAATTTTGCCCGGCATGTTGCAATCTGGCGGTCACAGCCCGCCGTCAGCTCCAGCAGATCGCCAGGTGAAATGTCTGCCGCCAGACGATCCCACAATTCCACTTCCCGCCCGCTGCCTGACTGACGGTCATTGCGGATCATCCCCGACAGCCCTTCGCCCGCCCCGCTGAGCACCCTCAGCCGCCCGCGCTCAAACCAGCGGTCCTCATAGCCCTGCAGCGGAAAGACGAAGATCCGCCCCTCGCGGATGTCTCCGGCAGGCAGTTCCAGACGGTACGCCGGAGTATTCAGATCCACACGACACAGGGCATCTCCCAAAACAGCCGTGCAACTGCGCTGATAGATGCGGTCCCGAACCTGCGCCAGAGCTTCACTCAACCCGCGCAGTTCTGCCCGAAAAGCCCCGTCGGCACGGGAAATCTCTCCCAAACTTCCCGCGAAAAGCACCTGCCGCTCTGCCACATCGCGCCAGTTAACCAGCAAAACCTCAACCTCTGCGCCGTCATAGCGGCCCGCCCGCAGATCGCTTTCGCACAGCGCCGCCGACTGCAGCGCCCCCAGCGCCTCGCTGTTATCCGCCGAAAGCCCCGTCGTGCGGCTCAGCGCCCGCGCGGTCATCCCCGAAGCCGCCTCATAGCGGCAGCCATCGAACTCCAGATCGCGGTCATGATCGGTGAAGCCCAGCACCCGCCCGTCGCGCCGCGTGATCCGCCAGCAGCGCGACAGCGTGGTGCAGCCCCCCTCCAGATGCGCCCTCAGCCCGCTCATAACCGGATCTCCACCACCGGCACCATCGGCAGATCGCCCGCCTGGAACGAGGCCACCGAGACCTGAATCACATCGGTGTCAAAGCGCACCGGCACGTCAAATTCAAAGCCCGCCCGCACCTCCGCCCCTTCCGGCACGGGATCGGCAAAGGTGAGGACACCGCGCTCGTAATCCGCTTCCCAGTCGATCCCCTCGCGCAGCGGCTTTGCGGCCAGCGCGACCTGCAGACTGCCGCGCACCGGCTTGGCAATCGCGCGCCAATGGGCCTGCCCCCCCGAGGCATAGACCTTGCGCAGGGCAAAATCGCGCGCCGCCCCGTCGCCCTGCCCCAAAAGCTGATCGAGCGGCGTCACACTCGCAGAAGGCGCACAGGATTTGAAATCCGCCCAGTCCTTCCAGCGAAAGCCGTAAAGCTGCCCCGCCCGCGCTTCAAAAAACGCCACCAGCTCCGCCACATCATCCAGCGAGCGCAGTCCCAGCCCCGCATCATAGCGGCGGCGTGACTGCGCCCAGGGCGAATTGCGCTCCTCATAGCCATTGGCAAGCGTGACAATTTCCGCCCGCCGCTCCGGCCCGCCGACCGACCCGAAGCTGAGATCGGCGGGAAATCTGACCTCGTGAAAATTCCGCTGCTCTGACATGGCACCTATCCGTTGCGCTGCCCCAGCGCGAGCATCCGCCCCATGCGGGCGGCAAGCTGGCTCTGAGAGCGTTGAAAAGACGGCAGATCGGGCGTGCTGACATTCATCACCACCTGCACCGGACGCGCTCCGCCACCGCCGGCCTGAACGCCCAGCCGCCCGTCCGGGCCACGCGCCAGCGGCAAAATCGCCTCAGGGCCGGCCTCCCCCATCAGCCCGGTCACGCCACCGCGCATGGGAAAGCGCACCGGCCCGCTGACGATGCCGCCTTCGGCAAAGGGCATCACCCGCCCCTGGCTGAAAGGGGCCCCGTCGGCAAAGGGCATGATCCCCGACATCACGCCGTTGAGCATGGCCCCCAGCCCCTGCCCCGCCGCCTGAGTGACCGGACGCATGGCGGTGTTATAGACCGCCTGCGAAACCGCACTCCCCAGACCGCGCAGCACATCGCTGAGTTTGGCCCCGTCAAAAACCAGCCCCTCAAAGGCCCGCCTGAGCCCGGAGCCCAGCCCTGCGGACAATTGCGCCGCCTCACGGCCGCTGAAGACCATGCCCTCATTGAGCCGCTTGAGATCCCCCTCAAAGCCCGCCGTCGCGCCACGCGCTTCACCCAGCGCGATCTCCAGCCGCCCGAGTTCCTCACTCAGGCTCTCCCGGTCCTGCATCGCCTCTCTCCTTTGTGTCGGGATAATCCGCCATCAGCGCCGCAAGCCCCGCCCGAGTCAGCGCCGAAGGCCCGGCCCCGCGGCCCAGCATCAGGCGCAGCTCCAGCGGCGTCAGCCGCCAGAACTCCTCAGGCCGCAGACCGGCGCCGCCCTGGGCAAGCGGCGCAAGCCCCGCGCGCAAAAGCCCCGCCCAGTCAAAACGCGCCCCGCTCATCAGCCCCCTCCGGCAGGCTGAAAGCACGCGCCAGCAAAAGCCCCGCGACGCGCAAAGCCTCGCGCAGCCCGCCTTTAATTTCCGCCGCGCCAAGATCATCTGCCGAGCCGCGCCAGCCGCCCCCGCGCAGCCCCGCCAGCAGAACCGCCAGCACATCCCCCGCGCCAAAGCGGCCCTCTTCAAACCGCGCGATGAGCGCAATCAGCCCCTCGCCCCGGTCCAGCCCCTGGAGGCTGCCCAGCGTCAGACGGCAGGCGATCTCCTCCCCATTGACGACCAGCGTCACCTCTCCGGCAAAGGGATTGGCCATCAGAGCGCCGTGAAACTCAAAGCCCCCGCCGAGGCGAGCGCGATCTGCCAGGTGGCCTCTCCGTTGTGAGTGCCGGAATATTCCAGCGAGGTGATCAGAAACCGCCCCGCAATCAGCCCGAAATCCGGGATCACCACCTGAAAATCCGGGGTCTCTCCCGCAAAGAAGATCCCGCGCACACGCTCATCCGTGGCCGCATCGCGAAAAACACCCGAGCCGGAGACCGAGGCCGATTTCACCCCCGCCCCGCCCAGAAGCTCGCGCCAGCCGCCCTCTGAGGCAAGGCTCGTCACATCCACGCTTTCCGCGTTAAAGCTGATCCGCGTGGCGCGAAGCCCCGCCACGGTCTCAAACTGACCGTCATCTGACAGATCCACCTTCAGCAACAGATCTTTGCCGTTCTGCACCGCCATTCTTGCCCCCTATGCCGTGACCGGGTCCAGCCGGACCCGAAATGTCAGATCAATGCGCCGGAGCGCGCCGCCCTGCTGGCGGCTGGCTCTGGCGCGGTGAAACCAGACACCGCAGACCCGATGTCCCGCCACGCTCAGACCGCCCGCGCCCAGCGCCTCCGCGATTTCGCCCGCGATGGTCTTAGGCGTATGAAAGCCCGCCGCCCGGCTCAGAACCGAAAGCTCCAGCCGGTGTTCTGCGCCAGCGCCGCTGACGTCAGAGGCATCGCGCACCTCTTCCGCGCCGATCAGCACCCAGGTCTCCGGCGCAGCCCCCGCCGGCAGGGCATCTGCAATCAGAACATCCTCAAGTCCCGGCCAGGCGGTCAGACAGCCGTAAACCCCCGCCTGCAGGGCAGCCCCTGCCTGATAACTCACAGCGGCACCTCCTCTTTGACATGCGAGATGAGATAGCGCGCATCGCCGTCTGCCTCGGCGACAGCCAGGACCTGCCAGACCCGCCCGCCCTCACGAAAGCGCTGCCCCGGCGCGGGGCGCTGCGGACTGCCGGGCAGAGCCGCGCGGGTCAGAATGCGGGCAAGGATTTCCCCCCGCGCTGCCCCCTCTCCCGGCTCCAGCCGCCCGCTTCCCGGCGTGATCTCTGCCCAGAGATATCCCAGCCCCTCCCAGACCTTCGTCAGCCCCCCCGCCCCGTCCGGGGCAAGCTGCAACTCCTCCAGGGCCAGACGGCGGCTCAGCCGCGGCGCCCTCATCTGCGGCCCCCGAAGCTGCGCACCACCCGCCACGGCTCCAGAAGCGCTGCCACGCCAAAGGGCATGGCGCTGACCGGGGCCAGACCTTCATGCCGGTGATCGTGATAAAGTGCCGCCAGCATCAGAACCGCCTGGCGCAGATCCGGCGGCAGCTGCGCAAAACTGCCAAAGCCCGCCGTCAGCGTGATCTCAACCCGCCCGCCTTTGGGCAGCACCGGCAGCGTCAGATGCTGCCCCTCAAGCCGGGGACGGGTGGGCATCGGCCACCAGCCGCCAGCGCGCGCCATCCAGCACCGACGAGGCCCCGCCCGCATCAAACAGCTTCACCTCGGTGATGGCGCTGACCGGCGCGATCGGCAGCACCTGGGCCTCAGCGTCACTCCAGCCCGGCAGATCCAGGATAAAACTGCGCGAAATCAGCGCCTTATCCAACCGCCGCTCTACAGCCGCCAGCGCCGCTCGCAGCCAGCCGCGCAGCACGGCATCCTGCCCCCCCTCATCGGCAAATCCGCTGCCCAGCCGCAACTGGTCTTTCAGCGCCGCCAGCGGCAGATCGCCGTCGGCCACTGGCGCAACCTCTCTCAGCCGCATATCGGCCCCTCCCCCTTTGATCCGCTGATCCGCGCGACCGACAGCAAGGGCCCCACCCGTGGCACCCATGCTGAACCGACCCTCCCTGCCGGCCGCGCGCCCCTCGCCGCCCCCCTTAAGAGGCTGCGAATTTCATCAGCTTGATGGCGCCGAAATCGCTCACATCCCCACCGACACGGCGGCTGGCGTAAAAGAGGACATGCGGCTTGGCCGAGAAGGGATCGCGCAGCACCCGCAGATCCGGGCGCTCTGCAATCGTATAGCCCGCGTGGAAATCCCCGAAGGCGATCGAATAGGAATTGGCCGCGATATCGGGCATGTCCTCGGCGATCAGCACCGGATAGCCCATCAGCCGCGCAGGCTCTCCGGCGGCCAGACTGTCAGACCACAGGAACCGCCCGTCGCTGTCCTTCATCTTGCGCACGGCCCCGGCGGTCTTTGAGTTCATCACGAAGGTCGCATTGGCGCGGTAAGCGGCGTTCAGCGCATAGACCAGATCGACAATCGCATTGGCCGGTGCGGTCGCGTTGAAATCCCCTGCCGTGCCGGTCGCCACATAGCCCAGCTTGCCCCATTCCCAGCTGGCCTGCGCCACTTTGGTATGCGCCAGAAACCCCTTCGGCTTGCCCGAGCCGTCACCGCTGACAAAGGCCAGCGCTTCCGCCCGCGAAAAGCGCTCAGCAATACGGTCGGCAAGCCAGGTCTCGAGATCAAAGGCGCTGTCATCAAGCAGCCGCTGGCTGGCCTTGGGCATTGCGGTCAGCTCGTGCAGCGGAATGGCGATGCGCTCAATCGAGGCCGTGCCCGTGGCGGTAATCTCAGAGGCTTCCGTGACCCAGCCCGAACCCACATCCCCGGTATCAACCAGCACCTCAAAGCTGCCCGCCTCTATCTGCACCACATTGGCCACACGGCGCAGCGACGACGTCGCCCGCAGCACCGAGCGGATGGTGTCAGAGGTCTGCGGATCGACCAGATAACCGCCCTCGGCATTGACGGCGGCGTTCAGCCCCTTGCCCTCCAGCACCAGCCCGCGCAGCCCCTCATCATCGCCGCCGCGCAGATAGGCATCAAAGGCCTTGCGGCCTGAGACAGGATCGGGCGCTGCGGCGCCACGGCGGATTTGCGTTCTGCCTGCATCATTCGGGTATCCGTCCTTTTCAGAATGTCTTTGACATCGGCCTGAAAGCCTTTGAGTTCAGTCACAAAACCATTGAGCGCAGAGGCAAACTCTGCACTTTCGCCTGCACCGGTCGCGGTCATGGCGGCTCCTTCCTGAGGGTTAAGTTAAACGGTCTGCTGCCCGCCAAGCTGCTGACGGGCACCGGCCAGAAGCCCCGTCAGCCGTGCCAGATAAGGGATCAGATCCCCGGTCTTGGCCTCAATTCGGGCCTCACGCTGCATAGGAAAGGTCACCAGCGAGATCTCCCACAGATCGACCTCTGCCAGCAGGCGGCGGCCTTCGGAATCGCGCGAAGATTTCACCGTGCGGTAGCCGATCGACAGCCCGTCCAGCGCCCCCGCCGCGATCAGCGCCCGGGCCTCGCGCGCCCGTGCCACCTCCGGCAGCAGACGGCCTGAGACGCGCAGCCCGCGGGCATCCTCCGCGATCTCCTCTCAGATCCCCACGGGCTGCGCCGGATCGTGCTGCCAGAGCATCTTCACGCGACCGCCCGACCGCTCCATGGCGGCAAGCGAGGCCGCGTAGGCCCCCGGCAGCACAATATCGCCGCCCTGATCGGCCCGGCCGAAAAGTGAGGCATAGCCGCTGATGCGCCCCTCCTCACCAACGGCCAGCCCGCCGCCCCCGGTCATGAACTTGCGTTCAAGCCGCAGATCATCCCCATCCATACCGTGATCCTCCCTCATGGCAGCGCGGCCCGCAAAAGGGTCTCTGCGCCCTGGGCCAAAAGAAAAGCCGCCACCCCGCAAACCCCCAGCCAGATGCGTTTTTCCAGACGCTCCAGCGCGGCATCAATCTGCAAAAGCCGCCGCTCCAGGGCGCTCCAGCGCTCCTGCAAAACCCGCTCATTGGCCTCTATGCGCGCACTGGCGGCATCAAAACTGTCGTAAAGAAACCGCGAGCCCGCCATCTCAGCCCCCGTCCGGCAAAGGCGGCAGACCAAGGGCCGCACGCTTTTCCGCCAGCGTCAGAAACTCCGCCGCCGAGACCCGCTCCCATTGCGCATCCCGCTCCGCAGAGAGTGCCGGAACCTGATCCAGATCGGGCCGCAGGCTGACCACCTCCCCACTGTGCGAGGACAAAAACTGCGCCAGTTCCGTCAGCACCCGCGTCGCCAGCGGCAGAACCGTCAGCCGGAAGAAGGCGCGGTTCGCCTCCTGATAATTGGCGTAGGTTGCATCCCCCGGGATGCCCAGCAACATCGGCGGCACCCCGAAGGCCATGGCGATATCGCGCGCCGCCGCCTCGCGGGTCTGGTGAAATTCCATATCTGAGGGCGAAAACCCCATCGGCTTCCAGTCCAGCCCGCCTTCCAGCAGCATGGGCCGCCCGGCGTTACGCGCCCCCATGTGATGCGATTCGATCTCGCCCGTCAGACGGTCATATTGCTCTGCCGTCAGCACCCCGTTGCCATCCGCCCCGCGATAGATGATCGCGCCTGAGGGCCGCGCCGCATTGTCCAGCAGCGCCTTGGACCAGCGACTTGCCGCGCCATGCACATCCATGGCCACCGCTGCCGCACCAAGTGCAGAGTATCCGTAATGATCATCCAGAGGATGAAATGCGCGGATGTGGCAGACAGGCTTCACATCAGCGCTCAGATCAAAGCGATGGCTGCGGCCGCCGACATTATAATCGCAGGCCACCGGCCAGCCATCCTCTCCGGGCACCAGCGACATTCGCTCCGGGCGCAGCGCGTAAAGTTCCCGCACCTCGCCACTGTGCGGATCGCAGACCGCCTCCACCCAGGCATTCCCGCTCAACAGCAAATGACCGCAGACCGCCTCCAGAAATTCAGCGCGGCCCTGAAAGGCATTGGGCCGATCCAGAAGAGCGAGGATCGGATGGGTTTCATAGCGCTGCCCCTCATCCTGAAGGATCAGGGGCAGATTTCCGGCCGATTCTGCAATCATACGTATTGCTCGAAAGACAACAGGATTGCTCATATAGCCGTTACGAATCAAAGATCCCGTGTCCCGCGGGCTCCAGACCACCCTGCCACTTCCCGCCGCCCGCGCCGCCACCCGCCCTGCGGCTGAGGCTTTGACCTCAGGGCATGCGGTATCGGGCGGAGCCTTCCGCCTGCGAAATCCAAACATGGATCACCTCCTTTGAGTAAGTTCAGAGCCCGCGAATGCCAGGACGCCCCTGCCCCGTGCCGGGACGGATCATCAGCTCATGCAGAGCCCAGACCAGCGCATCCACCCGATCCGGCGAGCCGCGCCCCTGAAAACCCTGCAGGCTCATACGGCACATCTGATCTTCCAGGCCCTGCAGCCCGCGCAGATGCTGCACCCGGCCCTGTTCGTAAAGCGCGGCCACCGGCTCTGCCCGGGCAACCTTGCCCCGGCTGGCCCGGACCGCCCTGACCATGATCGACCCGTCAAGCGAGCGGATGAGATCCGTCACAAGATCGCCGCCCTGATTAACCTCTGCCACCAGGGCATCGGCATTGTGGCGCCTGAAAGCCGCAATGGCCGCCTGCGCCCAGCCCTCAGGGCTGGCCCCCGCAACGCTGGCATCCTCCAGCACCACGGCCCGCCAGGACTGCGGCGGCCCCTGCATCACCACGCCCGCCACCACGATCCCGCATTCGTCCGACGACCGCCCACCGGTCACCGGCGGATCCACGGCCACCACCACCCGGTCAAAGGCCGGTGCGGCATCAATCCGCGCGGCCTCCAGCCCCGCAGAGGTCCAGAGCGCACCTTCCGCATCCTCGAGGAGTTCGCCGTCAAGCTCCTGCCGCCCGAGCCGTGTGCCGGCATAACGCGCCCGCACTTCGGCCAGGAAAGACCCCGCCAGATGGGCGCGGTTTGCCTCGGTAGGCGCATGGGTGAGCACGGTTGAGGGGTTTCGCAGCACCGCCTTCAGCACCGCGACATTCTGCGGCGTGGTTGTCACCACCTGCTGCGGCAGATCCCCCAGGCGCAGCGCAAACTGCACCATATCCCAGGCCTGCTCGCCCTTTTTCCACTTCGCCAGCTCGTCTGACCAGGCGGCATCGAACTGCGGACCGCGCAGGCTCTCCGGCTCATGCGCGGAAAATACTTCCGCCACCGCGCCGTTCGGCCACTCCAGACGCCGCCGCCCGGCCTGCCATTCCGGCCTGCGGTCGGGCGGAGAGCAGGCGAGAATCCCGCTCTCGCCAAAGATCATCACCTCGCGCACCTGGTCGAGCGTCTCGCCCACCAGCGCCACACGCCGCGCGCGGCCCTTATCACCCGGCCGCGCCCCTTCCACCTGGGCGCGCACCCATTCGGCCCCGGCGCGGGTCTTCCCCGCACCACGGCCACCCATAATCACCCAGGTCCGCCAGTCCCCCTCAGGGGGCAACTGATGCGGCAGGGCCCAGAACTCAAAAACCCAAGGGAGCGCCGCCAGCGCAGTATCGCTCAGGCCGTTTAAAAATTCGTCAATCATCTCCGGCGTGGCGGAGGCGAGCCAGGCGGCGCCCGATTTCAT